GCCCGTGAGCGCGGCTTCGGCCGTGGCTTCGACAATGTCGACATCGAAGTCTTCGATGAGGCTCAGATCCTCACAGAGGCGGCCGTGGAAGACATGGTGCCGGCGACGAACGTGGCACCGAACCCGCTGCTGTTCTTCATCGGCACCCCGCCGCGTCCGAAGGACCCCGGCGAGATCTTCGCGGGCAAGCGCAAGGAGGCGCTGGCTGGCGAGGACGAGGACACGGTCTACGTCGAGTTCTCCGCTGACCCCGGCTGCAATGAGATGGACCGCAAGCAGTGGGCGAAGGCGAATCCGTCCTACCCGTCCCGGACCGATGACGCGGCCATGCTGCGGATGAAGAAGGCCCTGAACACTCCCGGCTCATTCGAGCGCGAGGCGCTGGGCATCTGGGATGTCGAGACTCGCATCACCCTGTTCGACCCGGATGACTGGGAGAGCGGACGGCGAACGACGCGGCCCGATGGTCTGGCGGTCAACGCTCTGGCTGTGGCGGTCTCGATCGACCTCGCGCATTCCTCGATCGTCGCGGCTTCGATGGATTCGGCTGGATCCGTCTGGGTCAAGCCACTGCATCACGGTCCGGGAACTCGCGGCGTCGTGGATCGCTGCAAAGAGCTTCAGGAGAAGTTCGGCGTGGACATTGTGATTGATGGCCGCGGTCCGGGTGCCGTCCTGATCCCGCATCTCGAGAAGGAAGGCGTCAAGCTCTACATCGCTACGACGAGTGATGTGCTCGATGCGTTCGCCAATCTGGAGACGAAGATCCGCGACGGACAGTTCTTCCACGTCTTGGCTCCCGAGCTCGATGTCGCCGTCAGTGGTGCCGTCAGGCGCTCGGTGGGTGATCGTTCCGCACTGGGGCGCAAGCAGACCGAGGCGGACATATCGCCTCTTGAGGCTGCCGAATTGGCAGCGTGGCGTGCGGAGCTTCCCGAGCCCGAGTTCATCAGCAAGTACGAGACCGATGATCTTCTGATCCTCTAGGAGGCCCTTGTGGACGCTGCCCAGACTGTGGCCGGGTTCGTGCTGTGCTTGGCCTCGCTGGCTGTGGTCGCAGCGCTCTTGGGTGCCATGGTGGCCTTCTCCCGGTGGGTAGATCGGCGCAATGGCCTTCCGATCCTCACCCGCTACGTGGTGACCCTGACGACAGGTGAGGCGTTCGACGGCCTTCTGGAGTCCAGTGAGGGCGGCGTGCTGCGGCTTGTTGAGGCGTATGCGGTCGATGAGAGCTCCCGGGTCAAGGTCGATGGTGCGGTCTATCTCGACCGGTCGAATGTCGCTTACATGCAACAGCCTGGGGGTGGCGAGTGATCGTTTCGGATGGCCGGCCGCTCGGGTTCGTCCCGCAGGCCCTCGGTGAGACTGTCCCGTTCCTCTCGGATGGCTACTTCTACGCGCATCAGGGCTTGGATCTGGCGCAGCGGTTCGCCTCCTACGCGAAGATCTACAAGGCCCAGCCGTCGATCATGACGCTGGTCGACAAGATCGCGAACAGTGCGGCCCGCATCCCGATCAAGGTCTGGCAGCCCACCCCGGATGGCGGCAAGCTTGCGGACACCGATTCGGCGTACGCGAAGCTGATCGCGAACCCGAGCCGGGAGATGTCCCGCTACAACTTCTACCGCTGGACCTTCTCGACGTACGAGATCTACGGCGAGGCGTTCTGGTACAAGCAGCGCGACGGGAATGGGCAGGTCGTCAACCTGCTCCCCATGCACCCGTCCCGCACTGCTATCCACCGCAGCGAGAACGGCGAGGTCGAGTACGTCTTCACCCTCGGTGTCGCCTCGGCCGGCATCCTGCATGCGCCGGCCGGTGACGTTGTGGCATTCCTGCGCTACAACCCGGACAACCTCATGCGCGGCCTGTCGCGACTCGAAGGGCTGCGCTCGACGCTGCTGAACGAGGATGCCTCCCGACGTGCGATCGCCTCGTTCTGGAAGAACGGGGCACGGCCGGGGACGGTCATCAAGCACCCGAAGAACCTGACGGACGGTGCTGCCCAGCGGCTCAAGCGGCAGTTCGAGTCGCGGAACGCCGGCGCCGATCAGGCTGGGTCGACTCTGGTCATCGAAGAGGGCATGGATGTCCAGGTCATCCAGCTTTCCGCCGAGGAGATGCAGTACATCGAGTCGCGGAAGCTGAACATGCAGGAAGCCTGCATGGTGTACGACTTTCCGCCGCCCGCGGTCCATATCCTCGACCGGGCGACGTTCTCGAACATCACTGAGCAGATGCGCTCGGTGTACCGGGACACGATGACGCCGCGGTTTTCGGACATTGAGTCTGTGATCGGGGCGGACCTCCGCAGCGAGTTCTTCGATGACGGCGAGCGTGAGGCGCGGTTCGATCTGACCGATGTGCTTCGCGGCGACTTCGAGACCCGCGCCGACAGGGCTGTCTCGCTGCGCAACTCGGGCATCATCACAGGCAATCAGGCTCTTGAGATGGTCGGGCTTGAGAAGTCCAAGGATCCCGAGATGGACAAGGTGTACGTGAATGCCGCGCTCGTGGAGCTCGGCACCACGAAACCCGGTGCCGCTCCCCCGGCCGAACCGGGCAGCGGCTTCCACGCCAACGGCCTCCTCCCCAAGCCGGACGACAGCAAGCCCAGCCCGGAGGCGGATCAAGGGCAGGCGTCGTTTCGGTCGCTGATGGGCCGGCTCGCCCGGGTCAAGGGCAATAAGGCTGCGGTCAAGGAGAAGCTGGTCGAGCTCCATGAGAAGGAGCTCGGGAAGTTCTTCGATGCGCAGCGCAAGGCGGTCATCGACTCACTGGGCACGAAGGACGCCGCGCCGGTCGACAGTGCCGAGTGGAACCAGAGGCTAGCCACTGTGCTCGCTTCCCTCTCCGCGGCGACATCGAAGGCTATCGGTCAGGAAACGGCCGACGACCTCGGCGGCGACTACGACGAGTCGGATCTAGAGGACTGGATCACCGAGGACGCGCAGTCGTCGGCGGCGAACATCAACGGCTCGACGGCCGCTGAGGTCAAGTCTCGGCTGTCGAAGCTCCTGACAGGTGACGATCCGGTCGATGTGATCGCTCAGATGTTCGCTGGTCTTGTCGCTGCACGCATCGCGCAGATGGCTGTCTCCCGGGTGACGAGCGTCGGACTTGAGGCGTCCCATGCGGCGGCCCGCCAGAACGGCGGCAAGTCCAAGACATGGGTTGTCGCTGGCCCGAACCCCCGCCCGTCGCACGAGGCGATGGACGGCGAATCGGTCGGCCTCAACGAACTGTTCAGCAACGGAATGCGCGGCCCCGGCGACGTGTCGGGCGGCGCTGACGAGGTGGCGGGATGCACCTGCGACCTGAGTTTCTCGAAGGAGTGAATCATGCAGGTCACCAAGAAAGACGCTGCGATCGAGAACACGGGCAAGGATGAAGACTTCCCCGGCTCGTTCCGCGTGGTGCTCTCGGCGCCGACGAAGGACCGCGACGGCGAGACGCTGCGGCCCGAGGAGTGGAAGCAGCCGCTGCCGGACCACATCACCTTTGATCAGGATCACCTGATGTCGGTGGCGGGCACTGTCGGTTCCGGAAAGCCCAGCATCGATGAGAAGACCGGGAACCTGATCGTTGAGGGCACCTATTCGTCGCTCCCCCGCGCCCAGGAAGTCCGCACGCTGGTCAAGGAAGGGCACATCAACCGCACATCGGTTGCCTTCATGACCGAGCGGCAGCCCCAGAAGGACGGCGCACCTGATCGGATCGTCCGCGAACTCCTGAACGGCGCATTTGTGGCGATCCCATCGAACCGCGAGGCGGTCGTGCTCGACGCGAAGGGCCTCAAGGCCGGGGCACGCAACAGCGCGGCCGACGCCGAGAAGATCCAGTCCATCCATGACAGCGCCGTGACGCTCGGCGCGGACTGCTCGGGCGCCAAATCGCTGAGGGTCAAGGATGCCGACACTGAGGATGCCACAGATCCGGTCGCGCTGATCCAGGCGACAGACGCTGCCATTGACGAGGCGATCGACACGCTCGCCACGCTCGACCAAGAAAGCTTGCCTGCGGAGGTCCAGCAGGCAATCAGCCTCATCCAAGCTGCTGACGCAGCCGTGGATGAGCTGATGGATGCCCTCGGCATCGTGGACCCGGATGAAGATGCTGGCGCTTCCGGCGCACCCGAGACCCCCGCTTCCGGCGCTGAGAAATCAGCCCCCGTCGCCGGCGTCAAGGATGCCCCCGTTGCTGCGGCCGACTCCGTGACGGCGAAGGAACTCGAGGAGCTAGCCCTTCGGATTCAAGCCGGACAGTTCGACAACATCTAACTCCACCCGAAAGGAGGACTGCCATGTCGGCAGTCATCGAAGCTCGCCGGAAGATGGCCGAGCTTGGAACCAAGGCTCAGGAAGTCGTCGCTGACGGCTCCCTCACCAACGCAGAGAAGAAGACCCGCCTCGACGCCTACGCGGACGAGCTCAAGGGCTGCAGCGAGACCATCTCCCTCCACGAGCAGGCCCAGCGCCTGATCTCTGGCGGCGAGGTCGCTCCCGAGGACAAGAAGGGCCACGAGGGCGCGGAGGCCAAGGGCTTCGGCCGGCAGATCGTTGAGTCTGACGGCTACAAGTCGATGATCGGCGGCCAGTCCAAGGGCGTGAAGGTTGAGGTCAAGGCCTCCACCATCGATGAGGGCGCGATCCCCGCATTCTCGGGCGGCGCCGGCCTCGGCGGCCAGCTTGTCGCCCCGCAGTTCCTCCCCGGCATCGTGCCACTGAAGTTCCAGAAGCTCACGATCGCGGACCTGCTCGCGACCGGCTCGACGTCTTCGGCTGCGATCTCGTACGTGATCGAGGCGGCGTTCAACGACAACACCGCGACGGTCGCTGAGAAGGGCGCGAAGCCGCAGCTCGACCTCTCGCTGGCCCGCCGGCAGGATCCGGTTGTGAAGATCGCCAACACGGCGAAGATCACCGACGAGATGTTCCAGGATGCCGAGGAGTTCGAGGCGTACCTGTCGCAGCGCATGACCTTCGGTGTTGCGCGTGCGGAGGAGTCGCAGCTTCTCAACGGCAACGGTACCTCCCCGAACATGACGGGCCTGCTCCAGCGCACGGGCCTCGCCTCGGCTGTCGTCACCGCGGCCGGCCTGACCGCCGTGAAGGCGATGGAGGGCATCTTCAACCAGATCACGGCGCTGCGCTCGCAGTCGTTCGTGGAGCCGGACGCGATCGTGATCAACCCGACCGACTGGCAGACGATCCGCCTCGGCAAGGACAACCAGGGCCAGTACTTCGCTGGCGGCCCGTTCACCGGCGCCTACGGCAACTCGGGTCCGTCGAACGTGTACCAGATCTGGGGTCTCCCGGTCGTGGTCACGACGGCGATCGCTCAGGGCACCGTTCTTGTCGGCGGGTTCAAGGAGTGCGCCCAGGTGTTCCGTCGTCAGGGCGTCACGC